ATGTGCTTGTAATAGTTGGCTGGTTGGTCAAATTCTGATAATTCAAGAAATATGTGCTGGCAAAACCATCCAGGGGGGCAGCATTGCTGCCACCACCACCTGATGTGGCATCTGCTGCTGGTACCCAATTGGTGCCATTCCATTTTAAAACCTGTCCCACTGAAGGCACTGTTGTGGCTGTGTCCACATCTGACAGTGAATTGATTGATATGGCACTGACATCAGAACTTTGAATGCCTGCCACAAATTCTAATCCAGTTGCTCCACTGTTGACTTTGACAAATCTACTGCCGGCTGCTGTGTAGTTGGATGGAGTGTCTGTTAGAGCTAAAAAAGTAGTGGCTGCTGCGCCTCCACCTCCGCCTCCGCTGACGGTGCCAGGAATCCAGTTGGAAGTGGCTGCGTTCCACAACAGAGCTTGTCCATCTGCAGGCACTGATGTGGTGTTCACATCACTCAAAGAATTAATACTGTCCAAGGTGCTCAATAATTTTATCCATACACCTCCATGAGCATAATACATGGCATTATCTGCGTGTGAATGTGCAATGGCACCATGATAGGTGGCAGCATTGGGAAATGCAGCTTGATTTTCAAAATAAAATGCAATTCTATTTCCACCAGTGGCAGTGATTAGATTGTTGTTGATCACAGTCAGACTGACTCCATTGCCCAAGGCTGCGTAAATTTCGTCAAAATTCGAATTGATTTTGATAGCTCCGGCTCTTAGATTATCTCCCTGACCATCATTGGGTGTTACGCCATCATTGATTATCTGTTTTACCATGTGTGTCCTTCATTGTGTTTGTTAATATTTACCATAATACAAATATACCTTTTAAGTTCTGTCCCATGATGATTCGTTGTTGTCAAAAGTGATGGTGTCTTGATCCCATTGGATAGAAGCTCCTGTAAACAGAGGTATTTCGCTCACATTGGGATAGGTGTAAGCGCTGGCTGCTGCTCCTGGATTTTCCATGTCAATTTCATGATTGATTCGCACCACCAATTCACCTTCGGAATTGATATAGTAATACAAGTTGACATCATCCCATCTGTACTGCTCATATTTTAAATTGTTATAAATTTTATTGTGATTCACATCTCTACCATCAAAAAAATCCTGTCCTTCAGCCCATTCTTCATAGTTGGCAGATGCCAATCCTGAATTGTTGATGGTCACACTGTCGTTCACACTCATCTGATCCACCTTGGCCAGATACAGTTCACCATCATCAGTTCTACGCAGTCCATAAAAAAATCTGTCCTTGTGTGTGGTAATGGTGCTTTTAATATTTTGTCCAATAGTTTGCATGTTATACTATCTCCACATAACTCATTACCACATCTACACTGGCTGATGTGTTGCTGGACACAAACAAATCATAGTTTTCTGGAATCACCAGCTTTTCTCCATTCACTATGGCTCTCAAACTGCTGGCTGGCGCTATCTGTACGTTTTTTAAAAAAAATGCTTGAGCACTGGTGTCATCCTGCACAAACACACTGGTGGTAACGATACCGGCTGTAAGATTGCTGATACTCAATCCTATTATGGTAGCACTGGTGTTTATAGGAGCTTCGTAAATTTTTACAGGACTGGTGCCTACTGCGTTTACGATCTTGTTTTTAAAGTATGTAGCCATGTGTTTTTATCCTAATGTTAATGCGTATTTAACTGAAAGTTCCTCTGCTCCTGTCACAGAAACTCCACCACCTGATCCTGCCACGGAAACCCAGCTAAATCCGTCATAAATCTCCACAATTTGGGTGTCCTGATTGTATCTAGTGATGCCAATCACGGGTGCAGATGGTCTTTGTGCCACACTGCCATAGGGTATTCTCAGCCCGCCTGCTTGACTCACGTCCACATAGCCGTCGCCTGTGGTTTCAAACACAATAGGAGCATTGTTCACATAGTTGGTGATGGTGTTGCTGGTAAAATTTAAATTTTCTATTCTGATTATGCCAGTGCCATTGGCATTCAATATCAGATCTTGGTTAGTACCTGTGGTGGTCAATGTGTTGCCACTGATGCTGATGCTGTCCACCTGTAATGTGTTCACATCAAAACGAGTGCTGTTGACATCTGCCACCAAAGTGTTGTTGCTGTAGAATCTTATGGTGTTGTCATTGGCTCCAGGAGTTAACTCTGGAGTGATGTAGGTGTTGCGATCCAAATCATACACACCTTGAAGTATTTGCCAACTGCCATCATAACCTTCAAACAGATTGTAATCTGTGTTGAATCTGATCATGCCCAATGTGGGTGTGGCAGGTCTGGCAGCAACGCCACCTGTGGGCAGTCTCACACTGCCTGTGCCTGTGAACACAGTGACTCCAGTGGCTGGAGTAAAGGTCATATCACCAGTGGTGTTGGTGATGGTGTTGTCGTTGATTCTAAAATTTTCTATCTCCACACTGCCTGTGCCAGCACCACTCAATTGTAGATTTGAATTGGTGGTTTGTGTGGTGATTAAATTATTTTCAATTCTGATGTTGCCATCCACATTGATGGTGGAACTGTACACTGTGTTCCAATTTTTTGCAGCACTGCCCAAATTGTATGTGTTATTGGTCTGTGGAATGATGTCGCTGGTGATAGCTGCCACAATGCTCAATGTATCTGTGGTCTGATCGCCTATGGTGATGTTGCCACCTATGCTCACATTGCCTGTGACATCTAAATTGCCTGTGATATTCACATTGTCCAACAGATTAATTTGTCCATTGTCCGCATCCAAATTCAATGCACCTGATGTGCTTTCAATGGTGTTGACACTCAGTTTCACATTGTCTTGAGAAATAAAACTACCATCTATTATAGTGGTATGACCACCTGAGGTAAAGGTTAAAGAACTGGTACTGGCCACATTGGTAAAAGCTGATGTGAATGTGATCACGCCAGTGGCCTGATCTACTAAAAATAAATTCCCAACTCTAAAATTACCCACGTGATCCACTGAACTAAAAAATATTCTAGCATTGGATAATTCTATCACTTCATTCACTTGGATAGTGGTGGATGGATCATTGTCTACATTTTTACCATTGCCTATGTAGGCAAAATTGTGTCCAATCAAATACATCAGTACTCCAATGCCTGAACCATATGCTCCGTAATTGCCATACACAGATGCAGATGCTATGCTTCTCACTTCTGCGCCAAAGTCTGTGTAGTCCACATTAACAAAACTGGTGGCCACACCTCCGCCTGAAAAACTTATAAATTGTGCGCCTTCCACGGAATCTTCCATGGTGGTAGCTGCATTAATTCCGTTAAAATTCAACAGCAACACAGTGTTGGGAGTGGCAGTCAACTGAGTGGTGGGTGCTGTAAAATTACTGGTGTATATTGCTGCTCCTTTGGCAATTCTCAAATCATCCAGATAGGCAGACAGTGTGTTGGCGTACAGATAGTCAGCGCCCACAATCAAAGTGGATGTGCTGCCATAGTCGTTGGCGTCCACATAAGAACTGCCTTCCTGTGTGCCATTCACGAACAGTTTGGTGGTGCCACTGCTTTTGCTCACAGCCACATGATACCAAGTGTTGATGGCAATAGTAGTGGAGCCTGTGATTCTGTCAGCGGCAGCTGCGTAATATTTTATTACTCCACTATTAATATGGATCATTGGATTGTTGAGAGCCGCTGCTGATCTCTGTTCAATGATCACTTGATTGCCCAAGCTGGTGATTCTCAACCAGAATTCAATGGTAAAATTTCCAGATGCATAGCCAAAGTCTGCCTGCGTGGCAATGCTTAAATAATCGCCTACACCATCCAATAATAAACTACTGCTGCCATATTTAATTTGAGCTGTGCTCAATTGTGCATTGCCAACAGATGTGACAGTTTTACCTGGACGGTCTGTGGCATTTTCAAATCCTAAAATTTTACCTGTGAGATAAAATTTTGTTCCATCCACTGTGGCAATAGTGCCTGTGCCCAAAACTGTAACATTGTCCACATCTTTGTAAGTGATGGTTTGACCAGCCAGCACTGCAGATCCTGATAGGCCAGCCACTTTCAGCAGTGTTTTTCCAGTGCCTTTCAAACCAGTAGCACCGTCTACTGCATACAAACTTCTGTTGGCAAAATATGTGAATGAATTCAACCATTCCACTCTCACTCCATTGGTCATAGTGATGGCATCCACACCTGGAGTTATGAATGTGCAATTTTGAAACAAACAACTGGCTTCATTGCTGCCTGCTGTGGCCAAGCTGCCATCCAAATAAGCACCCTTGCCAGCATCACCTGCGTCAAATCCTCTAGGATCTGAACCTGATGTCACAGAACCTGCAGTGATCACTGTCACGTTTCTAATATAAGGTGAACGTGTGGTCACTGTGAATGATGCAGCATATCTAAAAGCATATCCTCTGTTTAATCCAGCATTGAAACGGAAATTGCCCACTGTTAAATCTTCAATAGTGGTTTCACCGTTCAATATGAAAGCATTCTGATCAATGGTGCCACCAGTGGGTTGAATAAACACTGATCGCAAAGATTCTCCTCTGATACTCACTCCCACAGGCACAGTGATGGGAAATGTTTCTGCGTAGGTGCCTGGATAAATGTGTATCAAATCTCCTGCAGTGGCCAATGTGATGGCTTGTTGAATGGTCAGCACTGGATCATTTTGATGCGTGCCGGTATTGGCATTGTCTCCGTTGGTGGCCACATATATGATGTTGCCAGGAGTTTGAGTTAGATCCAATCCACCCACCAGTATGTTGCCGCCCACTGTCAAGTTGTCCACAGTTAGGTCAGAAACGAACATTTCATTCCAACGTTTTGCACCAGTGCCTAAATCATAAGTGTCTGTGGTATTGGGTATAATATCGCTGTTGATGTCAGCATTGATGGTCACATTGTCAGTGTCTTGATTTCCCAATGTGATATTACCATCTGCTGTGATGTTGCCTGTGGCATATATATTTCCAGTCACTTCCACATCACTGAGAATGTCCACAATACCTGTGCCATTTGCACTGATCTGTAAATCTGTGTTAGAAGTGGTTGTCTCAATGAGGTTGTTGGATATTTGTAAATCATCCACCACAATGGCATTGTTGTACAAAATTTTATCAGGTGATGCTAGATTTAAAACAGCAGCAGCAGTGGTGATGCTGGATGCAGTCAAAGTGAGATTGTTCACAGTGCCTACGCCAGTCACTTCAAGATTGGTGGTTCTGGTGGTTCCTACAACGTCTAAAGGATGCTGGGGACTGGCAGTTTTTACACCGATCCTTGCATTGATTATATCTATATACAACAGATCAGTCTCAAAGGCAATGTTTTGTTCCGCCACAGGTAGTGTGGAACGGATCAAGTTATCCTTTAAGAGCTGACCGGAAATTCGACCAACGGCCATGCTTTTCTCCTTTAAACGGGCATCCTTGTGCCACCAACCACCTTTTCACTCTCTGTTAGGCAAAGATTCTTCGCGGGTTGACCACGGTTTGTCCTGCAGCAGTCTTGGTCAGAATGCAGCATTAGTTGTATTTATTGATTTTGGTGGTTTTAGTTCTGTTAAGCTAGAATTAGATTGTAGATGGTGTTGATTTCTTCCACCTGACTCTGAGGCACTATGCTGCCGGAGATGCCAGCTGCTGAGTTCCATGCAGTGCCATCATACACCTGCAGTAGGCCTGCAGTGGTGTTCCAATACAGTTCACCTATCACTCCTGGATTACGTGCAACTGTGCTGCCATAAGGCACACGCACTCCTTTTGCATTGGCACTGAAATGCACATACTGTTCTTGCAGCACACCGGTCATCTGAAACAGTATATCGCTGTTGGTGATGGTGTTGCGTATGCTGCCATTGTTGAACACATAATTGCTGGTGTCAAACTGCACCGCTCCTGTGCCGTTGGCAGTCAGTGCAGCCACTGTGCCTGCTGTGGTAGATCCCACTGTGACTGTGTTGTTGTCCAATGCAAACTGTGATTGACTGTGAAAACGGTTCACTATCAAATTGCCAGTGGTGCTGATTTTGCCCATGTACACATTGTTGGCATAATACAAAAATTCATCTCCTGTCACATCTATCCTAGTGCCACCATCCAAATCACGCACACCACCCAGCAGCACTGGTGCTGTGTTGTAGCCTTCAAATTGATTGCTGATGTTGTTGAATCTCAAATCAGCCAGTGTGGAAGGACGTTGTGCAATAGAGCCTGAGGGCAACTGCACAGCGTTGCCAGTGAATGTGCTGCTGTGTGTGGTGTTGGCAATGTTGATGTTGCCACTCACACTGTCCACTAAAGTTTTAAATCTCAAATTGTCCATCAACACTCTGCCAGTGCCATTGGCTTGAATCACTAGATCTATGTTGCTCTGATTGGCCACTATGTAATTGTCTGAGATAGTGATATCACCCACCACAAACTCACGGGTGTACACATTGTCCCAATTTTTTAAATTCGATCCTAAATTGTAAGCAGAATCTGTGTTGGGTATGATATCACTGATGAATTCCATTTCAAAATCCAAAGTGTCTGAGATCTGATTGCCCAAACTGATCAAGGTACCATCTATGCTCACATTGCCTAACACTTGCAGATTGGATGTGATAGATGTGTTGGTTAAAAAATTAATATTGTTGTCTGCTGCAGTGATGTTCATTTCATTGATATCACTTTTTACTGTGTTGCCAGATATAGTAAAGTTGGGCAGTGTGATTTTGTCTGCGTCTATGAATGTTTGAGATCCAGGAGTGCCCACTGTGAGGCTGGAACCACTAAAAGCAAAACTGCCTGGAGCTAGATTGACAAACCCTGTGTCAAAATCCACCACAAATGTGTCGCCCACCCTAAAATTGCCACTCTGATCTTGACTTTGATAATAGATTGTTCCTGCATTCAATTCCACAGTTTCCTGTGACTGTACTGCCAAACTTCTATCATTGGTCACATCTTTGCCAGACCCCATATAAGCCATGTTGTGATTGATCATATACATCAGTGTTTGATTACCATCTGCCACTGCGCCATAGTTTCCGTACACTGATGCACTGGCAATCACTCTCACTTCAGCACCAAATTTAACACCAAGATTGGCAAATCCCAAAGAACCATTAGTGGCATACAAACTTCTGTTGGCAAAATAAGTGAATGAATCAATAAACTCCACCCTTACTCCGTTGGTCATGGTCACAGCATCCACACCAGGTGTGATAAACGTCACTGCGTTGAACAACATGCTGGCTTGATTGCTGGCTGCATTCACCACACTGCCATCCACCAGTGCCCCTTTACCCGCATCACCTGCGTCAAATCCTCTAGGATCTGAACCTGATGTCACAGAACCTGCAGTGATCACAGTGACATTTTGTATGTAGGGAGATTTGGTGGTCACATTTATATTGTTGGCAAATTTAAAAGCATATCCTGGACTGTAAAAATTTCTGATGGTCAAGTCACTCACTGTGGTGTTGTTGTTGAGTAAAAAAGCATTTTGACTTTGTGAACTGGAGTCTGGCATGATGCTCACAGTTCTGATGCCTGATCCTTTCACAGTGGTGTTGGCAGGGATGGTCAAAGGAAAAGTTTCTGTGTATTCACCTGGCATGATCATTATGAGATTGTTGCCACCTGCTGTTTGAGCAGCAGACAGTGCTGTGGATAATGTGGCAAAAGCAAAATTAGGATGATCTCCGGGATTGGTGTCTATTCCGTTAACACTCACATAGAATTTGTTTTCAATGCCCAAATTCACAGTGACACCTCCCAAACTCACATTGTCATCCACTAAAATATTATTGGCCACATCACCCTGTTTGCCTTCGTAATTTGCCCAACGTTTGCTGGGAGAATCACCTATGTTGAAACCTGTGCTGCTCTGTTGAGAAAAAATAGGCACTGGAGTGCCCAGTCCTCCCACAGCAGTCCATGTGGTGGCTTGCCAAGGAAAAGTGGTCACATCATAACTGCGATAGTATGCAGCAGAGCCCACAGTGGTGTTCCAATATTTCCAAAATGTTCCGGTCCACTCTAAATATTCATCAAAATAATTGTAACGATTTTTGCCATTCAGTGTGCCTATCACTGACAATGTTCTTGGCACAGCCCAAGCTTCAGGACAACTGCCTGATGTGATCACGGCTGCTGTGAGTGGTGTGGCAGAAACATTGGGCAAAATGTCTGAAGCAAGATCAGCACCAAAAGATAAATTGTCTTCATCACCAGTGCCTATCACAATGTTGCCATCTGCTGTGATGTTGCCTGTGGCATGTATGTTGCCGGTCACTTCCACGCTGCTGTTGAACATCACTGAACCGTTGCCGTTGGCCTCCAGCTGCAGATCCGAATTAGTGGTATAGGTGCCTAATACATTGTCATTGAAAAATACATCGCCCACACGTAGTTGCGGAGTGGCGATGCTGCTGCCTGCTGTGATGCTGATGGGTCCTATCTGAGCAGATATGCTGCTGTTTGCAAACAGCATGTTGCCAAATGTGGCAGTGTCTGTGGCATTTATGGTGCCGGACACCCTGGTGAGTCCATTCACCTGCAGCGTTCTAGTGGGTGAATCTGTGTTGATACCTATCCTATTGCCACTGTGGTTGATGTACAACAGATCTGTTTCAAAAGCCAGATCTTCTGTGCGAGTGAGGTTGTTTCTCAACAACGGGCCTGATATACGTCCTACTGGATTAGGCATGTGTCTCCTGATTGTGTTGAGTATTTATTTTAATTGTGGATGAAATTATTTGTCAAAATTGTGCAGCACATTCACTGGTTTGCCTGCAGGCACTGGAGTGCCAAAGTATATGTACAAATTATTACCCAATGTGGCCACCTGCATATACCCCACTGCTGTGGTGAGTGCAAACACTGCTCCACCATATGTGGCACTGATGGTCAGTTGTGTGGCAGAAGAAATCTGTTTGATAAAGTATGTGGTACCATCCACCAAGTTGCCAAATGCTGTGCCTGTGAAACTGATCTCTTGGCCCACTGCCATGCCAGTTGTGCTGGCCAGTGTGATTAGATTGGTGCCAGTGGTGGTTGCTGTGGCAATGCTGCTGCCGGAAGGTTGTCTACCATATCCTACTCCTGCACACCAGTTGCCTGGAGTGCCAGAGCCTGATAATTGGAATGTTGCACCTCCTGCTGTGGCACTGATAGTGATCTGATTGCCTGAAATAGTTTTTACAAAGTATATGGTATCTGCTACAATATTGTCAGTGGTAATATCAAATATAATCATGTTGTCCACTTCTAAACCAGCAGTGCTGTTGAGCACTATCACATCTGCTGTGGAGTCCTGTGTTTGACTGAATGTGCCAGTTTCTACAGATTGATTCACCAATCCTTCCACAGTCATCACTGTGGCATAACCTGGATCATTTTCATTAACAAATGTTTCATTGATTTCTAAAAAAGTATCAGTCACTGAAGCCACTGTGAAAAATCCGTTGTTGTTGGTGCTGCCTGAAATAAAAATAGTCTGTCCCACATAGAATCCTGCATCAGCAAAATCCACCACTGCTGCGTTGTTGCTGAATGCGGCAGATGTGCCTGGAGCAAATGCAGTGGCTCCTGTCTTGCCAGATGTAAAAATATTTGCAAAAAAACTTATTAGAGCACTGCTGTAGTAGCAAGGATTTTGTATGAATATGTAGTTGGTAGTGGGAATCTGCAACACGTTCTCCACCATGGTCAACACCTGTGCCGGAGCGCTGGGCACAGAAGTGGCAGCATCGTTGGCATCCAAAGGACCAAACAAACTTTCCACATTGTCACCATTGCCTAAATTTTGCACATGAATAATGGATGGTTCAGCTGTTCTAAATTTTTTCCAACCTGCTGTGCCAAATGCTGGATTAGCTTCATAGGCTTCAAAATTTTGTGTGGAGGTGTTGTAGCGCACCATGCCTTCCACGCTCACTGTGGGTCTAGCTCCGGTGTTGCCTTTGGGCAACAACAGTGCGTTGGTGCTTTCGATGGTGGCCAGTTCCACAGCATCATAAGTTATGCCTCTACCATTAAATGTGGTGGTGTTGGTGTTTTGTTTTTTTAAGTATCTCATTACACTATGATGTAGCTCACTGTCACCAGTAAATCACCAGTGGTGCCGGTGTTTTGTTGAAATGATAATTTGTCAGCTGCTTCTAAAATAATTTTTTCACTGTCCATGATGAATGTGTCACCTGCATCCACACTGGCCAAACTAATGATTTTATTTTTGTTGTCATCCACAGCTTCAGTGGCCATTACAGCATACAGAGAAAAAGTTGCTGTGGTGGCGCCTTTGTTGCACACCATAATGGTGGTGAATGCATGACTTTCATTGGCAGGCACTGTGAATACTACTGGTGTAGCTGTGCTCATTTGAAGATTTTTAATAGCCATAAGTTCCTAAAATATCATACTGAACAAAAGAGATCTGTTTTTGCTGATTATTTCATCTCTTGTGTTAGTGTTATTTACATAAAATAAACCAGTTTTACCTGAGCCTTGATTGCCGGTGTACAGTTTTAGACCCACTGCGTCATATGCGGGACTGCTGTCTGCTGTTTTAACCAACAGAGTGTCATCAATCAACACAGATCCTGTGCCAGGAGCCTGCAGTGTGAGGTCAAAAGTGCTGGTGCCAGGAGCAGATATGGTGGCTTGTTCAATTCTAATTTCTGACAGATTGATCTGATCCTGTAAGAAATCCACTTGATTGCTTAAAAACGTGTTGGTTAGAGCGCCATCAATTTCTATAGTGGCTTTGTTGTCTGCATCTCCCTGCAGATTCACTGTGCCTGCCACGGTCTGTGCACCTGTGGTGGCATTGAGATAGCTCACTGAACTCACTGATGCATTGGTGACCACATGAGTGCCGTTGTAGCCCGCAGGAGTTACACCTGCCACCACAATGGTTTCACCTATGTTGAAAGGTATAGTGGGTTGAGCAGTGAATGTGAGAGTGGCTGTGACGCCTGTGCCTGCAGCCCCTGTGGTGTTGGCAGTCACGCCTGGTGCTGTGTCATACACTCGCACTATGGTGTTGCCTCGTTGAATTTTTGGATATGTTAATCCTGTGATGGAAGCCACCACAAAATCATCCACATATTTTTTATTGGGAATATCATTGGATTGCACCACATAGGTTTCATAATTGACCTTGTAGGCAGTGACTGCACCTGAGCCTCCTGGTTGGAGTACAATTGCGCCACCTGCAGAAATACTGTTGGTTCTCAAACCTATGAGATCTCCATTGGCATATTGAAATTTGTATGCTCCATCAGCATTGGTGGCTGAATCTGGATTGTAAGGATTTAATGCTTCATCATACAACAATTGTGCATACACTTGATTGCCTCTGTCAATGATTAGTCCTGCTGTGCCCAGTGTGACTCCTGCACCGCCTTCACCATCATTGATGGTAATGGTGTTGTCCTTCACTACTAAATTTTCTGATTCCACTGTGGTGTTGTCGCCTTCCACAATTAGATTGCCTGTGATTCTCACTGTGCCCACCTGAAGGCCAGTGTCCAGTGTGATCTCGCCACCTGGCTGAACTTTTACATTGTAGTCACCATCTAATACTCTTAAAAATTTTGACATCTGTTCTCTTTAGTTGGGGGGATTGCTCCCCCCATGGTATTATGATATTAGTGTTAAGTTTATTCTGCCTTCTTCGCCTGCAGTTGAGTCATCGTTCAGTAACCATTTATATCTGGCTCCTGCGTAGCTCGTTGCTGTGCGTTTGTTCAATTTTCTCAACGTGATCGGTTGAGCTGGATCGCCGCCTACGAAACCTTGCAATCTCATTTCACCGTCTGCTGCTGGTGTACCAGACACAAGTTTAGCTCTTGCTGTGACTGATCCTGATACTTCTTGTACTTTGTATCTTCTAGCACCTAGTTGTTTTATGATAAACACGTCTGATTGATTTGTTCCACCTATGTAGGCTTCACATCTGATACCTTCTGCAGCGCCCACGTATGTTCCAAATACTTGCACTCCATTACGGTCTGTTCTTATTGGTCTTCCCATTTTTTTTCTCCTGTTAACGTTCTATGTCATACGCGGTGGGTTAAACCGCATAAGTTCAACCATGTGTTGAACGCAAGTATTTATCTTTTGGATAGGGTAGCCAATAGCTCTAGTTTTGAAAATGTTTTCAGATGATTTTGAGCCTGCAACAACACTATTCTGGCCTGCTCTTTGAAGTGTTCTCGCCGAGTTTGACGATACTGTATCAACAGATCTGCACGCTGGTTCATCAATTTGTCTATGTGTTTTTTGATTCTTTGTATTTCATGTGCAAACATGGGGTGATGCTTGATCCATGTGTCCAGTTGTTTCCTCTGAGCCAGGTATGATTGCATCAATTCTTTTTCTGCTTGATCTGCCATGCAATTATTTAAGTGATTTGTGCAGCAGTCTAGCACCGTATGATATCACAAATGCAGCACCAGCGCGAGCAAACACTGCCATGGTTTCTCTCAGCATGGCATCTGGATCACTGTGACTTTGTATGCTCTGCCATTCACCACTGGTCTGATACACTCCCACAGGTTTGGCCGTGGCTTCCACAATGGGTCTGATCAGATCTATGCTGCTCATGCCGGGTTTCACCATCAACAGATCTGCACCTTCTCTGGCATAGTGTATGGAGCTTTTGATAGCTGATGCTCTGTCACGCACATCCAACTGATACCATCTGTGTGAGGTGGGCTCACTGTTCACAGCCTGTCTGAATGGTGCATACTGCACACTGCGAAATTTTGTGGAGTAACTCATGATGGTACTGTCAGTGAGTGCTCTGATGGTGCCCACAGTGAATGGCTGCATGTCACTGGGTGCCACACAGTCTGCACCTGCCTGCACACACATGTGAGCCAAACTGCCCAAATACTGCTGTGTGAGTATGGCATCATCTGGCACACAACAGTGTGCGTCCTCACGCTGTCCACACAAGCACACATCCACAATGAGATATATTCTTTTGGCAAATTTTTGTTTGATGGTGGATATAATTTTGAAATGTGACTGCCAGTTGGGCAGATTGGTTTTGACTGTGTGCACCACAAACAATAAAAATTCTTTTTGACCCAACATCAAATCATTTTCGATTCTAGTCAAGGCTCCGTTGATGCTGTATGTGGCATTGTCCATGCCCAATATGTTGTTGCGATCATAGTCTTCATCATGCACAAATATGGGCTGTATCAGTCTCAGTGATGGTGGTATAGGTAGTGAGTGCATAATTTATTAGTGTAGTATACTGGATATTTTGGCACAGTCAATGACATTTCAGTCAAAAAAAATGGGGAGTGGTTAAACCCCCCATTTTTGATATTCTTTTCGTCTACTAAGCAAACGATAAGTTAGCAGTTGTGATGGCAGTTTTAGCCAAGTAGTCAGCTGCGTTACCTAAAGATGACGCAGTGTTTGACAATTCTACGTAGCCGTATCTTGTTAAGAAAGATACAACTGGTTCGAACGTGCTTGGATCAAGTACCACACCAGATGACATTAACGGTATGTATGGGCAATAGAATGCAGGAGCATCTGACTCAGATGAACCTTTGTATCCTACTAATACATCGTCTGTTGCTGCATAGGTGTTCACATATACTTTCATAGCTGAGTTCAAAGTACCTACTAATTTAGAATTAGTTGGAGCTTCAAATGTGCCTTCAGTTGTTCTTGCGAATGCTGAAGTTGTAGCTGATTGCAGTATAGTTAAAGCAGTTGGAGATACTACAGCGTAGTTTCCAGCTCCTCTTCTTGTTCTTTGTGCTATCGCGTTTGCTGCTCTGTTAATCAAGATAGCAAGAGCTGCGTGTTCGTCACCGACGAATGTGGCAGTTCCAGAAACCGCTTGTTGGTCAAATGTGTTAAAAGCTGAACCAGCTAATGAAAACAATGAACCAATGATTTCTTGGTCAATCTCTGCAGTAATCTCTTGAGCTAATGCTGCCATGATTTCTGCTTCGATGTCGATACCTTGTTGTGCTTGAGCATCTTGAGCTGCTTCAAAAGTCCAACGTGCAGATAATTTTCTGCTTTTGGCTTCAACAGTTTGCTTCAAGATTTGGATTGATAGTTTTTTACCAGCCGATCCTTCTAAAGCAGCTGTAGCAGCTGGCTTAGTAGTTGAGTTATCGCCAGAATATGCTTCTGCGATTTTGAACGGTGATAATGCTTCTTCACCAGCAGTAGTTGTAGTTGTACCACTTGATGCTTCTGCGTATCTTACTCTTAACGTGTGGATTTGTCCCACTGGGCCAGTCATAGGCTGTACGCCTACTAAGTCATTGGCGATTACAGTTGGCATAACCCGTCTTATTACTGGTAGAATTACTCTATTTAAAGCTGCAACATTGCCTGCGGAAGTGGCTCCTGCGGTTGCTGACTCATTGATATACTTTCTAGTATTTTCAAGAGTTACATCCATAACAGATTTTCTGTTACCTTTTAGCCCTTCTAACAATGCTGATTTTGTTTCTGACCAGCGTGCTTCTGTTAGTTCTGACATTTTATTTGTCTCCTATTTGTTTTTGTTTATAAACCGGCAAGTCGTCTGATAGCAAATATATTGTTATCGAACACCTGTCTGACGTTTGTTTGTTTCTTGTCGCCTGTTACTTCTATGCCTTCTATTAAAGCCTGTTTCTTCGCTGGTTGTGTCACACCGTTCACTACTGATGGCATGTACTTGTCAAACGCTGATGTTAATTTGGCTGTTTGAACTGATTCCAGTAAGTTAGTCATTATTTCTTTTTGTTCAGTGTTAAGTGGAGCAATTAACTCTCCAATAACTGCTGATCTCTCTGCTGCATCTTTCGCTGCTTTGATTTCACCTTCTTTGGCTTCAATCAATTTGGCGTTATCTTGTGCAGCTTTTTTCGCATCTTCTAACTGTTGGTCTTTGATCTTGACCACTTTTAAAAGTTTAGCTGTTTCTGATTTTTCATTCAAGTAGCTTGAAGCATACTCTTCTGAAAAAGTTTCAAACAACTTGCGTCCAAAGTCATTTCTACGAGCAGAATCAATGTCTTCTTTCAGCTGGCTAATTTCTTTGTTAAGAACTTTGCCCACTGTGTCAGATACCACTTTTGAACTTTTTTCAATAAAGGTCTTGCGAACTTTAGCAAAATGTTCTTTGGCTTCTCTGATCAATTTGACTTTGGTTTCTGCTAGGTCTTGCTTGTCTTGATGAAACTCTGCAATTTCTCTAGATAGAGCATCTACCACAAATTCTTCCAGTTTGCTGAAATTTTCAGACACAACTTTCTGATCTGCATGTAGTTCATCGATTTCCGCTGCGAGTCTTTCAAACACAAAATTTTTCAGTGATTCTGAATTAGTTTTCATATTCACTGCGTATTGTGCTGTCTGTTCTGCTAATTGTTTGCGATCATCTGCAAATTCAGCAATCTCAGCTGCTAATTTTTCTGTCACCAACTGATCCACAGCATCAATTAATGCTTGTTTGTCAGTGGCGTGTTTTTTAGCAAACTCTTCACGAAGTTCCGCTGTGGCTGCTGTTTTGTTTTCTTCCACTTTAGCTGCCCAAGCTGTTTCGATTTCGGCTCTGATCTCTTTGGAAACTACATTGTTTTCAAAAAGCGATTTCAGTGCGTCTAACATATTTTATTTTCTCCTATTTGTTTAACGGAGCTTACTGATGATATTCACCAGTTGTTCCTTTAGGTATTCTTGTGCCTGTGTGTCCCTTGCGATGTTTAAAGCTCTATAACCACCTTTTGTGTTCAAAAGATGTTCATAAATTGGTGTTGGGTAGGCTCCCGGAGCTGACGGTTGAGCCACTATATCCACAGTGATGATTTCAAAATCACTCACTTGTCCCGACCCGTCTTCTTTGACGTTGCCTGAACCACGTGATGACACTCCCAGTTTAACTCCGCTTTCCAGCATTGTTTTTACTAGGAGTCCCATCGGTGTGGGTAATATTTTTAGTTTGCCATGTCCATTTGGTCCATCCATCCACATGCCGTTCAGCATGTGACTCACACGGTCCAAATTTACATTAAGGCCTTCAGGATGATCCACTTCGCCCAACACTGAGTAACCGCCCTTGATCTGATCGTTGAGCGTGTTGACTGCTCTGCTGATTTCACTCACGGGGTACACTCTTTGGTTGGCATTTTTAACGCCACCTTGAATGCAGATGCCTTTCATATAAAGGCTTTTGCCGCCGTTTTTGTCTTCTGCAGACTCCACAACCAAACTTGCTTGGTCGAAGGTCAATGTTTCGCGTAATGTAAACATCTTTTACTTTGTTCCCTAATGTACTACTTGCTGCCTAATATACTCTTGGTGTTGTCTGCTTTGTCTGCAGTCACTGGACCTTTGGCTTTAACCAATTTGATAGATGCGCCTGGCGTGTTGATGTTGCCTGCGTCATTTTGTTCAGCTTTTGGAGCTGATCTACCTTTTTCTTCAGATCCTACAAAATCAACTGCGTTGCCGCCCATTGCTTTTGCTTGCTTAGGAGTTGGAGATTTTACATTGTCCGAACCGTCAGTGTGTTTCACTGCCACTTTGTCCACGTATTCTCTCATTTTTTCTCTATCGCTTAGATCTTCTGATCTAACTGGTGTGCTAATTGGTGTAACAGTTGTTGCTACAGGTGCTACTTCTTCTGCTGCATCGGCTTGAACTTCAGTTGCTAGGGCTTCATCTTTGTCGCCTTTGTCTTCAGCATCTTTGTCGCCATCGTTTGACATTAATTTTTCAAACTCAGCTTTAAGTTCTTCCACTGCATCTTCTAAGTCAACTATTTTGTTTTCGATTTCAGCTTCAGGTTTTTCTTCATCTTTGTCTTCAGCATCTTTATCGTCTTCAATGTCAGCGATCATGTCGTCTGTGGCATCTCCGCCTATAGCTGCTTCAATTGGAGCAACTGCTACTGGAGCAGCAACTTCTGCTGTTTCAGCGGCAACTTCTGTAGTAGATTCTTTTTTCATGTCTTCTTTTTCTTTAGAATCTGCTTTTGCTTCTGTATCTTTTTTATCTTCTTTGTCTTTTTTCATTTTTGCTTCATCCACAGCAGTTTCTTCCACTGCGATATCAGCAAGGTCTGTCTCAAGTAAATTTTCGTAGATCGAACGTGACTTTTCAACCACTATTTCGTGAAATAGGGCTTCAGCTCCGGTTCTGTCATCTGCGGTAAGTTTTTCAAGCATTTGCTCGAATTTATTTGCGTTATTTGACATTATGTCTCCTTGTGTTGAGTTTACTAGTCATATGACATGACTAATAGAGCTATTTAACCATTTGCGGAAAAAGTGGGCAGATATAGGGCGATTTTGACTAGTCCTGTGCAGATTTTGGTCTGCAAAAGCTGTTGCTGAAATCACTCACTCTCATTTCGGAGTAGTTACGATATTTAGTAAAATCCTCTGCTTGAAATCCTTTGCAATCATCCTGCACCACTCTAATATACTGATTTTTGGGGTTTTTCTGTATCACAATGCCGGTTTGACGCTGCCAATTGCCGTGATAGGTGGCTGGATCTGTATTTTTGCGATAGTTCCTGGTGCTGCCATAGAGGTTGTTGAGCTTGCCATCTGCAGTGCCCACATAATCAAACCCCAATATATAAAGTGTGGTGTGCTGATGTGAAGTGGCCAGCCACAGTGCTGTGGGTCCTGAACTCCAGCCTTGACTGGGTTTGAAAAAATTCAATCCTTTGAACTTTTCCATGTTTTTGTTGGGATTGGTCCACACAGGGTTTTGCATCTGCCAATGACTTTCACAAATCTCCACCACCATCTTGGCATCCACTGCCACCAAAAAATCTGTCCTAAATTCACGATACAGTGCATTGCAACCATAAATTTTACCCCATTCGCGCAGATAGTCCAGTTTGATATTTTTACGACTCACACCATTACCCACCACAAAAGCAATGTTGCCATCCACTGGTGGTCTGATCAGCATGTTCACAGCATCTGTTTGGCCCCATTCACTCACATTTTTTGTTTTTTTAATTTTTACTGGAGCTGCTGGAGCAGGTGACACTGTGGCAGTCACAGGCACAGCTGACTGTCCGGATTTCATCAGTCTGCGCTGTGCTTTGTTAAAGTTACGCTGATGTTTGATGGCTCGCCACTGTTCTTTGGTGTATAAAGATTTGTCTAATTTGGCCATGCTTGGCTGTTGAGGTTATGCTGCGGGTTGACTGCTGGCAATACTGTACATGTCTCTCACAAATTCTAGTTCTTTTTGCTGTTCGTTGTTGTGAAATTCACTGGCTTTGCGGGCTCTGTTGATCTGTCTTAGAGTGAGTTTGGTCTTGCGTGTGTCACCAGTGGTAATGATGGATTGGTCATATTTGGGATCATACATCTTGTGATCCGCAGTGTCCATGTCGTTTTTGTCAAAATAAAAAATCTCACGCAGTAGCATGGAATTATTTATGCTTATGTGGTGGGAGTTTCGCCTGGTGTGGTTGCTGCTGGAGCAGCGGGTTCTGCCTGCTGATCTCCTGCCACTGGGGCAGTGGTTTCAGGTGATTGAGCTGCTAGATCCTGCTGTATGTTGGCACTGGTGATGCCAGCACTTCTCAATTCAGCTGTGCTGGAAGTGGGTTTCACTTTGAATTTTTCATCATTCTCTTCACGCCACATTTTTTCATTTTCAGCCAAATCATCTGCACTCATGCCCAAAAATCTTTGTAGAGCATATCTGTTGCTGATGTAGGGCAGTGCTGCCACTTGACTGAATGTTTGGATTCTGTTGTTGTCTAATTCTGCCTGTCTGTATGAAGCAAAGTTTTGCGGAGTTTGAAACTTGATGTCAAACATGCTCACATCTATGTTGACTCCTTTGTCCAAAAGATACTTTTTAAAATCATTATTGAATTCATCTGTGATCAAATTTTGCAGTCTTTCACAATAGTTGTTGAATCTCAGTTCTTGTATGTAAGCAGTGCCCACTCTGCCATCTGTGGACTGTGCATTGCTGTCATCTGGTCCTGTGGGCAGATAGGATGAAGGTATTCTCAATCCTCTCAATAATTTGTTAGTGAAGTATTTTAAATCATCAATTTCACCAAGGTTTGTACCGCCTGGCAGTGTTTCCACTTTTGATCCACGACCTTCTGCTGTCTGAGGGAAGAAAAAGTCTTCATTGATGGATAATGGATTGTAGGCAGAATCTATCACATTGGTGCCACCGCCTGTAGATGATGGAATACGTCTTTGATGAATTTCTGTTTTAACTCTTTCCACAAACTGCATGGCCAAGTGACTGGGCATGTTACCCACGTCCACATAGAACACACGACGTTCTGGAGCTCTTTGCACCCTGTAAATGATAATTGCGTCTTC